TCATCAACTTGGCCATCATCAACCTGACCGGCATTAATTTGTGTATTATCGTCTACCATAATTATTCTGTCTCCCAATTTTTAATAAAATTTTCCTGTGTCCCAAAAGAAATAAAACAATCAATAGTACGAACAAATACCTTATTATCTTTTACTTCATCAACAAACAAAAGTTGATTGTTACGCGGCATGTAGTTTTCGTCTTTTTCAGTAACAATATATAGTTCACATTGTTTGTATTGTTTGGGTATTTTTCTATATCCATCAATAACATCAGGACTAATGAAATCATTATCCATAATTATTTGTCTCCCTTACTTTCGTCAACTTTAGAACACGCAACAAAGCTGAACATATCAAATTCATCACTTGCCTGTATACAAAAAGGCTTCTTCACTGTTTTATCTGGTTTAGGATGTTTATAACCAGTTTTAGGTTCAGGTATTGTTCCGCAGTTTATATCATTAGACATTACTTATCTTCCTTACTATCATCTTTCTTGTCTTTCTTAGCCGCTCTTGCCTTAGCCATTGCATCAACTTTCTGCTCCTTTTTCAACTCGGCTTTAAAGGCATTTAGCTCTTCTTTAATAATTTGTCTTACTCCTTTGGCGTCTAACTTTTTTCCCAAATTCAATGTAGGATTATTAAGTGCAACCGCTTCTTTCTTGTTTTTCGCCGTAGGATATTCAGCACGACAGATAGGGCATTTGCCGTTCTTATCAAGTACTCCGGGGCTAAACTCAGCTTCACAAATACAACATTTGAAAACTATGTCATTACTCACTTTTGTGTCTCCTATTAAAATTCAACAAAATTCATTTCCCGTAAATATTTTTTGTAATGTGTTTTATTCTTAATCACAGGCATATAACAGCCATTATGCTCACGAAAATCAGTTCCAGGGTGTTTCTTATGCGCTTCTTCTTTTTGGTTCATTAAATAGCTTGCCGCATAAGGCCTTGTTCCATTGCCACCATAGAATTGATACTCTCTCATTTGACTATCAATTCCACCGCTTGAATGTTGTGCCAATAGATTTTGATGAGCCATTCTGCCACATTTGGGGCATTTAACTTTACTCTTCCAATCTTTAACAGACATAGAACGCTCAAATGTATGGCCACATCCTTTTTCCGAACTGCATGTATAGCAATAAACCATGTTAACTCTCAATCACAGAATTTTCGGATTCCATAGTATCAATCATATTGATAATTTTCTTACGTATGTCTTCGGCCCTTATTTCCTTTGCTACTTTTTCGGCCAACACCATTAACTCTTCGTATGACATTTCTTTAACTTGTTCAATTGTATAGCCTTCTAACGATTTCATTTCTTGTCTCCTTTTAATCTGTAACCTATATTCCACAATAACCTTGTTATATCTCTGGCCGTTTGAGTAACCTTTTCTTCAGATGCAGACCAGCTACATGCATGTAACGATTCGTGAATAGCTGTTTCCAATCCAACACGCTTGTTCAAATCACGCTCAACTATAAGCCAGTATTTATCGTCAGTGTCACAATTACCGTCTAAATCGGCAAATATCAAATGATATTTCTTTCCACAGAATGTATTTGTTTCAGGTAGTGCCATTATTTACTTCTTTGATATTTAGTTTTTTTCTTCTTTTCTCGGCCCGGTGTCCAGCCAAGTTTTCTCATAGTTCCATAGATGTATTTATCCAATCGCTTACCGATGAATCCCTTCTTACGACCGGAGCGCTTTAGTTTTGCGTGTAGTTCTTTCGGCATTATTTTATCCTATAATACTCGTTATCTTCAACATGATTGTAGTAGCTATTCGAATATATTGGCTCTTTTTCAAATTGGTATCTATCCATCGTGAACATCAGCTTTATTTGTTCGATGTCAGATAAAAATAAATCACAGGGCATAGAACAATTAAGCACAGGAGAGTAGCCGCCAACGAGTATTCCCCTGACCACACCATCCATAGTAAATACAGCACCACCGGAATTTCCAGGATGAGCCGAGCTATCCGATGTGAAAGATATTTCCCAACCATAGCGTTCTCCTGTATATGGATCAATTTCGTCCCAATCTCTATCTAAGCCGGATATAATACCACGCGACACAGAGTTAACATTTATATCGCCGTATGGCGAGCCAATTATGAAAACATCCTGACCCAATTTACAGTCTTTGATACTTTTAATTTCGGCAATGTTATTCATATCCTCTTCAATCCAAATGAAAGCTGTATCATGCTCTTTATCTGATATGGCCTTAGTTGCATTAACTTTCTTGCCGTTATTAAAAGTGATTGTAAAATCTTCTACATCTTCAACTACGTGTCTCGCCGTACATATAATGTTTTTGTCAATGATAAATCCGCTTCCCTGCCATCGTGGACATTTAATATGGACTACACTTTTGACCGATTTAGCTACTATATCTGTAAAGTTAGGCTCTACTGGAATATTTGATTCTGTCAATTCTTTTTGTAAAGAAATAATTTCTTTTTGTAGTTTAGCCGTTTTAGCTATCCACATATCCATATTCTTTTTATACCGATCAATAATGTCGGTAAAGTTAGGTTCCGATGGAACATTTGGTTCCATTGCCACGTTAGGCTCATTAGGCTCATTAGGCTCTACTACAGTTGTAGTAGTATCATTAGGCATTAAAGGAAACCAAACTAAAGACAAAAAAAGCAATATAAACAGAATACCAATAATAGCCAAAACCAACGCTATTTCATTACGACTGTTTTCCAGCCACTTTCTCATTTCTAATCTCCTTTACTGCCTGTGTTAATACTGCGTTCAAGACCTACTCCCTGTCTCATGTCAAACCCCGTTGAATTGGCTTCTCTCGAAGGCAGCATAGCCCCAAGAGAGTCATTCATCTGTCCTGGGTTTTTACTTTTTTTGCCAGTTTTCATTAGGTAATCCACGTTAGGATTGTCACTGGGCAGCACAGAACGATACCATTGCGGAAAACTATCGAATCCTCCGTATTCCGCCAGCACATTGTCAAGCATCTCCAAATCAATGTCAGCACCTTGCTGCCGCCTTAATTGCAATGTAGGCAGTATCCACGCCGTAGCAAACTGGAACAGCGATTGATACTTCATTTCAGGTGTTTTTCGCTGCGTGCTGTACGGCACAACATTTAGAATCAATTGAGAAAAATCAGCAACCTTATCTGCCTTGCTAAAATAAACCGGATATTCATAGTCACCAAGACCAGGAATCTCAACGGTGTCCAGCACTTCCACATAAGATGCTGGATTATCCATTACCAAATTAGTCCACTTACGCAGAATGGAAGTCATCCAGTTGTGGAAGCCGGTGTAATAGCTATTAACCATCCGGGCTGCGTTTGACATTACCATTTGATCCTGGCCCAATGTCTGTGATGTCGGCCCGGAACCTCTGAATATATCTGATGTAGTCGAACCGGCCTTTTGAAACTCATTATCCGCCCATTGCAGCCATCCCAAACCTTCGCTTGTAACTCCGCTAAAATTAAACTGTTTGACACCATCCATGCCCTTAACAGTGATGACCGGCACGCCCTCTTTAGCGTCCACAACAGCTTCAGCCGCCTTCTTACTCGTTGGCTCGGCAGCAATAAGAGTCTTCTGTGCTTCCGCTTTCTTCCTTTCAGCCTTTGCCACTATATTAGTAGTGACATCCAAATCATAAATATCCCATGCTGGAGGTATTGGGATCGGGCAGCTGGGAGGGTATCTATAGCCTAAATAATCGTATGGATTAAAGGAGGCGTCGATGGTTTTCAAGACAACAGCCTTTTGTCCCATCGGCATTATTGTCTCAATTACTTTCTCCTTTATATTATACACATCAATAAAAGTCGAATACTCTTCCAGGGCCAGCCTGTTATAGTCATACCCATCTTCAGCAGTCAGCTCTTCGGCGCTATATTTAGTCACCAGTTTTGCATCTGATTCAATATAATCGGCAACTTGCTTACCATATTTATTCTTACGTGCAAATAAATCTTTAGCATATTTGGTCGGCAGGCGGTATATATCACCCTCAAAAGCGAAATCCGCCCTTACTTTAACACTTGGATCACCTATATAATCACACGGCTCTATGATTACAACTTTAGGGCTTCCAACTTTAATCAATTCATTATCAGTAGACACGCACCGATTATATACGTCAAAAGTACGCGCAATAGCGGGGCCAAAGTAAGACGCTACAGCACCAGGTATAAAAACATTCTCGGCGAAGTTTTGTTTTTCAATCAGAAAATTGATAATAAGCTTCATCGCATATGCAAACGAACGCAGCTTAGGCGCTTTTGGCTCTATAGATACTTTCGGATTACCTTCAGCTAAATACGCCACACCCGTAGAGACAGCCCGATTTATCAGATTGACCAAATGCCAACGGGAGTATCCTTTGTTATAGTAACCGGAAATCCAAAGCTGTTCGAGTTTTTGGGAATGATGTAAAGCTCCTTCCCATTTCTTCTGCCATGCTCTCGCCTGCATCTGGTATCGTGCCGCACGATTATGTCTTACATTCCGTTCTTCTAATGGATTTTGTGCCATTGTTTATAATCCTATTTGCCAAAAAAACCTATTTTATTGTTTTCCATATACCCGTCAATCTCACATTCATCAATCTCTATTCGGCTTAATTCACCGCCGTCCTTTAGATACACAAACCAATAGTTATTTGAATCTAAAAAACATTTGGTAATCATACCATTAATGCCGGTAAAATGTGTAACCTTGTCTCCTGTTTTATATTTCATTAATTCCACCACTGTTTTGAATTACTTTTTTGCTTTTCCTCTTTCCTCTCTTTCGCGGCCTTGCGCTCCATCCAGCTATTTTCACCGTAAAATCTACTCTTATGCTCTGTTCCAGGCTGCTGCTGTCTCTTGCCATAATTAGCTATGGCAACGGCGATAACTCTGTCACCGTGAGACGCTTTCGCCCCGCTTGTCTCGGTCTGCATAGCTGCGGGGCCGACATCTATTTTACCTTCAAACCAGACATACGATTCCATTTCATTTACCGTCTGGTTGTCATAAATCTTCAACGGGCTAAATCGAGCTTTTTCTTTCAGCCCTTCATACAAAGCTCCGTCAAGATAATTCATTACTTCAATTTTTGTCCCGTTCGGCCCAGGAGTGCTTTTCCACCCGTGTTTATTACCGCTTTTAACTTTTTTACCGGATTTATCCTCCTTGTTGAACAAACTATAATATCCCAATTCATTCACACGTTTGAGAAAATCGGGAGCACCGTTTTCCTCCCATATCAGGAGCGGCGGCTCATTACCACCAATCCATTCGCACAAGGCTACAACTTTTTCGGCAAAATCAATAACCGGCAAATATGGTGTCACTAATAGTCCTACGATTTCATTCGTATTAACATCCAGTATTGCAGCAACGGAGTTAGTCGTGCCAGTACCCTTTGAAATATCACACCCGACAACGTAGTTATGATCCTGAGACGGCCTGCCGTACTTTAGCTCCCCCCACCACGATAATATGCCGTTCTCGCCGTAGCTCTCAAACCAAGTGTCATAAATATAGCCCTCTTTGTCAAGGGTGCAGCCAATATCACCGATATAATCCGGTGTGCGTGTTTTATCACGAAGTTTTTCGAGCAGCCCAAACTGAAAGAACATTTCGGTCGAACCGCTGTCAATCATTAAAAGGTTCTGCGATTTTCCTCGCGGCGTGATAGCTTTATCGCGCTCGAACTCATCCAGCCACGCAGTACGATCACAGCCAAAGTTACTAATATTACCATCCGCGACAAAAGGAAAGCACTTTGGTAAATCATTAAGACTATAAACTTTATCCTGTTCTATTTCAGTAAACATATTTGTGTACTTTTTTCGATAATAGTCTATATCTTTAATGACTATCTTTCCGTCTTCAGGGCTTGTATATCTACCAGCTCCTTGTTCCGGGTTATCATAAAAGCTCAATTCAATAACCTTATCCTTATGCTTCTTCATCAGCTTTGAATAAGGATGCGCCTCACCCCAGGGGCCGACCGTAGAATTAAAAACATTGGTCGGGGCTGTGTCGGCTAAGTTCTCGATAATATACGCGGCCTCTTTAGGATCAATTTGTGCCGCTTCATCTACTAATGTCACCCTTGCCCTAAATGCCTTGCCGAAGCCTAAGTTGGTAGCCTCTCCCTTAAACGCAGAACCGTTTACCAAGCTCTGCATAAATAAATGCTTTTTATATACAGCCGGTTGGAGGTATTTCGGCATTGTATTCAACATGTAAAGCAATTTATAAAACAGCGTTTCTTCAGAACCTATGACACTTCCATCTTTTATCTCCGAACCATCGTCAACAAGATTCTCTTTTCTTGACCCCAATAGAAATCTCTCATCGGGACTAACAAGAAAATAAATCAATAAAACACCAAGATTTATATACGTGGCCCCTTGTTTTCTTGATTTTTTGAAAAACCTGTCCTGGCCTTTTTCAATCGCGCTTTTAACACTTCTAACGCCGACCTCCTGATGCGGCCATAAAATGAACAACCAATGCTTTTGATTCAGCTGGCCGTTAAACGTCCAGAGAGAGCTGTTGAAGAAAATAACTGGGTCTAAAAAAGACAGGGCTAAATAATTCGCCGTAGCTCTTTTGTCAGTACATAGATAGCCATGCAAATCTTTTCTGAAGGCGATATTCTCAATGGCGGTTTTCGGTATTGCCGCCAGGAAAGTCTCAGGTGATTTTGATATTTTATTGTACTGTTCGGCGTTAATTACTTTGCCTCCTGTTCAATCATTTCGGCGTTTACAGCTTTAGCATCTATTTGTTTAGTGCTGTTTTCACTTAATAGTTTTCCCGCTAATTTGTCTATTTGCTCTCCTACAAGCTCTGCTGTTATGTTAATAGACAGATTCTTATTTTCCACTTCCACCTTCTGTTTACTCTTAAACGCCTCCTCATCCACCAGCTTCAATTGATTACTCAGATTACACATCATAAACGTAGCCAATGTAGCATTACCAGCCTGGTGCATCGGAATTACCTGTTCTTCTATCTCAATGGTATTACCTTCTGGATCCTTCTTAGTCTTA